AGTCGGCAAAGAAGATTCTGATGTGAATAATGATGGTAAAGTGAATAAGCAGGATGATTATCTGATGAATCGTCGTAAGGCAATTGGAAAGGCTATGGCAAAGGAGGAAGTTATCTATGAAAAGGGTGATGGTAAAATTGATGTATTGAAGGGAAGGAAAAAGAATCAGGTAGTTATTAATCCTCCAATGCCTGGTGGAAAGAAAGGAATGGGACTTCAAGTTGCACATCATGAAATGGAAGGTCCATTTATTACCGAAAAGGCAGTAAGTAAGGCACAGCAAAAGTTTATGGGGATGGTTTATGCAACTAAGAAGGGTGATATGAAAGCACCTTCTCCTGAAGTTGCAAAAGCTGCTAAGAGCATTAGTAAGAAGGAGGCAAAGAAATATGCAGAAACTTCTCATGAGGGACTTCCCACTCATAAAGAAGAAAATGAAAAGAAAAAATGTGAAACTGTTGATAAAAGATCAATTCCAACTGCAATGAATCTTGCTAAAAACAAGATGAGAGCAATGGGTCTTAAGATGTCTTACGAACCAGAAGGTGAGATGGTCGAAAATCTTGCACAAATGGCTGCGAATGTCACTGACGCTCTCCCCTGGAACCGTAACACCAAGTACACCACTCAAGGAAAACTTCGTAATCCAGGCGAGAATGTTCACGGTCAACAGACTGGTAGAGGTTTGAATACATCAACCTCTGTCATGACCAAAGGTGGTACTGATAAGACTACTCCAAATCTTAAGAGACAACCTCCCCTTCAATCTACAACAGTTAACCAGAGAAAACCACTGGTTCAACAGAACAACTCTTTTGTACCAGAAGGTGAACAGATTGATGAAAAACTTAGATCCCGTGAAGAAAGAATGGCACGAATGATGACTGATAAGGATCGTAAGAAGCAAAAAAGAGATAGAGAAGTGAGAGCAGCTGCTGACGATATTATTGCTACTCAGAGAGCTTTATCTAAAGGAAAGAAAAAGGAAACTAACCAATCATCAGAAACACCAGAAGCAGAAGTTCGTAAACTTCCTAAAGGTCAAAAAGTTGATAAACTTGCAATGAAGGCAAAGGAAGCTATGAAAGAAAAGTTTGATATGGAAGCATTCAAGGAAAAACTCAGAAAGAGTGAAGGTGCCGTATTCCATGACGATCCCCAAGTAAAGAAAACTTCAAAAAGAAGATCAGAAGCACCAAAGGATGCTAGAGACAAGAGAGAAAAGGAATCTGAGGGTCGTTATAGATCTGATACTCCAGCAGGAAAAAGATATCAGGGTGACTGAGGTAGATTTCTAATTTGGAAAAAACTAAATAGTTCAGGATAAAATCCACATTCATACGGAGGACATCATGGACGCAATCGTAGCAATTGTAAAACCAATTATCATCAGAATTGCAACACATCCTTCAGTTAAAAATCTTGTCATCGAACTTCTTGAGAAGTATGTTACCACTACTGATAACAGCATCGATGATATGGTTCTTTCGACTGTTAAAGAGCTTCTCTATAAGCCACAAAACTGATTATGCTTACATGCTTAGCAACTAACTGGGGAGTAACTATACTTCTTGGTTTGCTTTTAACAGCATCTGAATGGTTGGCAAAGACAAAAAGGTTTGAGGAGAATGGTGTTTTAGACTTAACAAGTCATTTTTTAAGGACAATATTGCATCATAAAAGAGGCCGAAGATAAGGTCTCTTTTTTTTATAAATATTATCAGAAAAGATTTCGCAGGTAAAAGGTATGTCTCTCTGGGGCAATAAAGATAATATCGGTGTCGGTACTACTGGTTTAGTATCATTGGATTATGGCACTCTAGTTGTTACTGGAACTGGTACTAGTTTTGGATTGCCTGGATATGCACAGACGGGCGATGTAATTCGTTTTGGTAGCAGACTAGGCACCTATTTCGGTGACGCAGTTATCGTAGACATTGACAGTACTACTCAACTCACAGTTGGATCTACTGCAATGCTAAGTGGTGCTGCAATCGCTAGCACGACTTATACAATTAATCAAGAGCCTAAGTATGTAACTCTTGATAGTCAGTATAGTGAGACAAGAACAAACGCAGATACTTTTGTTTACGGTATTTCAACTGCTGGTGCTCAATCGGCTCTTGGATCGCAATATGCAGTTCCTCATGCTGGATGGGTCGGAATCATGACCTATAATGACAATGAGGGAAATCTAAGAGTTAAGAGTGAAGTTTTAGTTGCAATGTCTGGAATTGCTACTGGCAACGTTCCACAGTTTCCCGGTCAAAAATAATTGATATATGAGATTTGATGAGTTGAATGAAAGTAATTATTACTTATTTGCTATAAAGTTTTATGACAATCCTCAAGCATTGACGACGGAGGATTTTGAAAATGATTTGAAACGGATACGATATGTAAAAAGATTGCTTAAAAAGTATAAGAGTACTGGTGAGCTTAAAACTCATTTGATTCTAAATCATTTAATTGTATTGTTTAATGTTTTTAATGATGCTGCTGTACCATTACTCTTTTATAACTTGGAAAGTGATCTTTGGCCATCAATAAAGAGTTTCTTAGTATTTTTAAATAGAATACCTGAATATCCAAGAACAAAAGTTCATGATATTCAGGAAGATCCGAAGTGTCTTTCACATCTAAAAAAAATCTAATGAATATAGATAAAGTTATTTCAATTCTGAGAAGTCTTAAAGAAGAATCCGGTCCAACCAACGTTGCTAATGCTGCGGGATTGGGGTTTGATCCAAACACAGAAACTCCTCCGGTATTTAAAAAGAAAAAAAATTATCTTTACATGAAAGGATCTAGAAAGTTGTGGAGTAGAAATAGGTCAGAAAATAAATAGTAGTAGGACTTCAGAGGATTTGTGATGGTAAACAAATCTATCCTTTCCCCATCAATGTTTAATTCAAACTCATCTTCAACAGATACTAAAATAGCAGTATTGGAGGAAAGACTTTCCTCATATGAAGTTATGCTCAAAAGAATTGATGAAGCAATTCAGATGATGGGAACTACGAGTCAAAACATCAGCAAAATGCTTACTGTTCATGATCAAAAAATTGAGCAGTGTGGAAAAACTGATGAGATGATTAGTAACATGATAAGTGAATTAAAGGATGAAAATCACCAGCAGCATTTAAAAGTTTCTGAAAAAATTGGAGAATTGGAGAAAAAAATAGAGGAAGTTGCAAAGTTTAGATGGATACTGATTGGCGTTGCTGCTGTAGTTTCTTTCGCATTTTCTCAGTCAGCAGTCGTTGTTGATGTATTGACTCCAGACCAACCGCCTGCTAAAATACAGATATATGATTCTGTGTTGTAATGGATTTGGTTGATTCCAAATATATTGGATTAATTTCATCTCGCTTAGAAAAGTTTAAAAGAGTAAAAGTAAATCTTTATAATTTTAGATGTCCCTTTTGTGGAGACTCAAAAAGAAATAAGATTAAAGCACGAGGATATATTTACACTGTTAAAAATAATACTAACTTTAAGTGTCATAATTGTGGAGCGAGTTTTTCATTTAATAATTTTCTAAAGCAACTAGATTCAACTCTTCATAAACAATACACTTTAGAGAAGTTTAAGGAAGGTCACACTGGAAAAAACTTTGTAGTTGAGACTCCTAAGTTTAATTTTAAAAGACCAGTCTTTAAAAAAAAGATTGATCTTCCTAGGGCATCTGAAGTTGAAGTTGCCAGAAAATATCTTGAAGGTAGAAGATTAGATTCGAGTAAGTTTTATTATGCTCATGAGTTTAAAAAATGGACAAATGCTCAGAAAAAAACATTTTCAAATACTCTTAATGATGAGGGAAGAATTATAATCCCACTTTATGACTTCAATTCCAATTTAATCGGATTTCAAGGAAGATCTCTAAATCCTAATTCGATTAAATATATAAGCGTCATGTTAAACGAAGATGCACCAAAAATCTATGGACTTAATACAATCAATAAAGAATTACCAATCTATGTGGTCGAAGGACCCTTCGACAGCAATTTTGTCAGCAATAGTGTGGCTATGTGTGGCAGTGACGGTGACATGGACTGTCTTGAAGGAAGCGACCTTATTTTTGTATACGACAATGAGCCCCGTAATAAAGAGATTGTCAGCAGAATTGGGAATACTCTTGATAGAGGTCGCAAAATCGTCATCTGGCCAGGAAACATAGTTGAAAAGGATATCAATGATATGATCCTTTCTGGACATGATGTTATGAGTGTGTTAAAATCAAATACATACTCTGGTTTGCAGGCAAAAATTAAGTTTAACAATTGGAAAAAAATATGACGAACGGAACAAAAGTTGTAAAAAGAGCAGGAAACGTTGAATCCCTTAATCTTAACAAACTTCATGTAATGGTAGAAGAAGCTTGTAAGGATCTTGCTGGCGTCTCTGCTAGTCAAGTGGAGATGCAGTCTGGGATTCAATTTTATGATGGAATTACCACAGCAGAGATTCAGGAGATTCTGATTCGTTCTGCTTCTGATTTGATTGATTTGGAGCACCCCAATTATCAGTATGTTGCCGCAAGATTACTTCTCTTTTCTCTTCGTAAGCAGTTGTACGGGAAGATGCATGATTCTCCAAAAGTTTTGGAGCATGTTCAAAATTGTGTTGAATTAGGAGTTTATGATTCTGAGATTTTAAACTCTTATTCTCCTGAAGAGTTTGAAAAACTTGAATCATTTATTGATCATCAAAGAGATTATTTGTTTACATATGCCGGTCTTCGTCAAGTTGTGGATAAGTATCTTGTGCAGGATAGAAGCACTGGAAAAGTGTATGAAACTCCGCAATTCATGTATCTTCTGATTGCAGCAACTATTTTTTCCAAGTATCCTAAAGAAACAAGACTCGATTACGTAAGGAGATACTATGACGCAATCTCAAAACACAAAATCAACATTCCCACACCTATCATGGCGGGGGTTAGAACTCCACTTCGACAATATGCTAGCTGTGTGCTTATTGATTCTGATGACACCCTCGATAGCATCTTTAGTTCTGATATGGCTATCGGCCGATATGTTGCACAAAGGGCGGGAATCGGTATCAACGCAGGTCGAATCCGTGGCATCAACAGCAAAATCAGAGGGGGAGAAGTTACTCACACAGGTGTTGTCCCTTTTCTCAAGAAGTTTGAGGCAACTGTCAGATGCTGCACTCAAAATGGCATCAGAGGTGGATCGGCGACAGTACACTTCCCCATCTGGCACCAAGAAATAGAAGACATCCTCGTATTAAAAAATAATAAAGGATCTGAAGATAATCGTGTTCGTAAGTTAGATTATAGTATTCAAATCAGTAAAATCTTCTATGAGCGATTTATCAAAGACGAAGACATTACTCTCTTCAGTCCACACGACGTTCCTGGTTTGTATGATGCTTTTGGCACTGATAGATTTGATGAGTTATATGTGGGTTATGAATCAGATGACTCTACTCCAAGAAAAACTATCGGAGCTCAAGAACTCTTTCTAAGTCTTTTGAAAGAAAGAGCAGAGACAGGTCGTATTTACATTATGAATATCGACCATTGTAATTCTCACTCATCATTTGTTGATAAAGTTGAGATGAGTAATCTTTGTCAGGAAATTACTCTTCCAACAAAACCTATTCAACATATTGATGATGAAAATGGCGAAATTGCGCTATGCATTTTGTCTGCTGTTAATATTGGAAAGTTGAAAGATGAAGAGGATTTAAAAGATCTTTGTGATCTTTCTGTTAGATCACTAGATGAATTAATCGATTTTCAAGAATATCCTGTAAGAGCAGCTGAAATTGCTACAAAGGCACGTAGATCTCTTGGTATAGGATACATTGGACTGGCACATTATTTGGCAAAAAATGGAGTAACTTATGATTCTCCAGAAGCTTGGAAACTCATTCATGATTTAACAGAAGCATTTCAGTATCATTTGATTCGTGCATCGGTTAGAGTTTCAAGAGAGAAAGGTCCATGTGAGTGGTGGAAGAAAACCAAATATGGAAATGGTATTTTACCTATTGACACATACAAAAAAGATGTAGACGAAATCGTTGCCAATGAGTTAAAATATGACTGGAATCGCCTCAGAGAGAAGATTCAAAAGTATGGCATACGTAATAGCACATTGTCTGCACAGATGCCCTCAGAAAGCAGCTCAGTCGTTTCTAATGCAACAAATGGTATTGAGCCACCAAGAGGATACTTATCGATTAAGAAGAGTAAAAAGGGACCTTTGAAACAAATTGTGCCACAATATGCCACTCTTAAAAATAACTATACTCTTCTTTGGGATATGAAGAGTAATGAGGGTTATATTAATATTGTTGCCGTAATGCAAAAGTTTTTTGACCAAGCAATTTCTGGCAACTGGAGCTATAATCCGTTAAACTATCCTAACAATGAAGTTCCTGTGTCCGTAATGGCACAAGATCTTTTGACTACATATAAGTATGGTTGGAAGACAAGTTATTATCAAAATACTTATGATTCCAAAACGGATGAAGTCGAAGAGTCCAAACCATCAATTGATAATTTAATTTCTGATATTTTAGATTCGTCGGAGGAAGATTGTGAGTCTTGTAAGATTTAAAACAAACACAACAGAGGAGAAGAACATGGTCAAACAAATGACCGTCTTTAATTCTGAAGAAGTTGATACCAAAAAGCAACCAATGTTTTTTGGAAAACCACTAGGTATACAAAGATATGATTCTTACAAATATCCAGTTTTTGAAAAGCTGACGACTCAACAATTAGGGTATTTCTGGAGACCAGAAGAAGTCTCCTTACAAAAAGATATCTCAGATTACAAAACATTGCGTCCAGAACAAAAGCATATCTTTACCAGTAACTTGAAATATCAAGTTATGCTGGATTCTGTGCAAGGTAGAGGTCCCAGTATGGCATTTGCACCATATTGCTCTCTACCTGAATTGGAAGCATGTATGAAGGTCTGGGAGTTTATGGAAATGATTCATTCTCGATCTTATACATATATTATCAAGAATGTTTATTCAGATCCTTCTGAAGTGTTTGATACGATTCTTCGTGATGAAAGAATCCTCGAACGTGCTTTTAGTGTTACTGAGTCATATAATGACTTCATTAATCATGCTCAGCATTATGGAAATACTGATGATTGGTTACATGCAATAGAAGAAGTACCATCAGCACAGGAAAATAGATATGAACTCAAACGGAAACTTTTCAGAGCAATTGCAAACGTTAATATTCTTGAAGGTATTCGCTTTTACGTCAGTTTCGCTTGCAGTTTTGCTTTTGGCGAACTCAAGCTTATGGAAGGAAGTGCAAAAATTGTCTCATTAATTGCAAGAGATGAGAATCAACATCTAGTCATCACTCAAAACATTCTGAATAAGTGGAAAGAGGGTGATGATCCTGAGATGAAGAAAATTGCATTGGAAGAGGAAAATTGGATTTATAAAACATTTGAAAAGGCAGTCAATCAAGAGAAACTTTGGGCAGAATATCTGTTTAAAGATGGATCTATGATTGGATTGAATGATAAACTTCTGCAACAATACGTAGAATGGATTGCAAATCGTAGACTTAAGGCAATTGGTCTTAAGCCACTTTATGATATTCCTGCAAAAAATAATCCTCTTCCTTGGACGGATCATTGGATTTCATCTAAAGGGCTTCAGGTCAGTCCACAGGAAACTCAAGTTCAAAGTTATATTGTAGGTGGTATTAAGCATGATGTTGCTTCTAATACATTTGCCGATTTTAAACTTTGACTTATTCAACAAACTGAAATATAATATTATATAAATAGTTTTAGATTTCAGTTTGTTAAAATGTATTATGTATATGAATTAATAGACCCGAGAGTTAATATTCCTTTCTATCTTGGAAAGGGGAAAGGCAAACGGGTCTATTTTCATTTGTCTGAAAAATCAAGGGCAAAATCAGACAACTTTAAGAAGTTTGATAAAATTAAAAAAATAAGAAAGGAAGGTTATGAACCTGAAGTTAAAATAGTTCAATATTTTGAAGATGAAAATGATGCTTATGAGTATGAAGAAAAACTCATAAAAATCTATGGTAGGAGAGATATTGATGAAGGTGGAATACTAACAAATATATGCGAAAGTTCAAGACCGCCAAAATTAAAGGGAAGAACATACCAAGAAATATATGGAGATGAGTGGGAAGAACAAATCCAAAAAAGATTAAAGACGAAAGAAGAAAGAGGAAACTATGGTGGCGTAAGAAAACATACTGAAGAAACTAAAAACAAAATAAGTCAAAAAGTAACAGGAAAAAATAATCCAAGTTATGGTGTTCCTTGTAGTGAAGAACGAAAAAGAAAAATAAGTGAAAAGGCAAAAGAAAGATATGAAAATGGATTTATATCTCCATCCGCAAAAACTTGGAGAATTACTTCTCCTGAAAATAAAGAGTATGTTATTGTTGGAGCACTAAAAGAGTTTTGTAAATCTCAAAATATTTCATATGCAACGATGAGTGCTGCAATCAAATATAACAGAAAGGGGCCAAGAAGAAATGGATGGAGTATTGAAGAGAAAGTTTAGAATATCATTACCAGAAGACGAGTGTGTGATAAAACTACAAGAGTATTGTAAGTTTTCTTCTACACTTTTAAAAATACCAGTAATATTAAAACCTTTGTGTGTTGATGCAAACTGCCACAATAATGTAAATCATTATGTGGAAACTTATGGTGGAGAAAAAATAAGTGGATACTATTTAATTACAGATACTAAAGATGTGAATTATGGATGTGCAATATACCATAGTATTTGGAAAAATACTTATGGTGATTTGGTGGATATAACACCATTTAAGGATGGTAGAGAGTATAATATGTTTTCTGTAATAAATACTACAAAATATTATCCTGGGGTTGCATATGATGGAAAGGGATATAAATTATTAGAACCAGGACCTAATATAATCTAATGTCAAAAAAGATTTATCCTCAGGATTTTCACTCCAAAACTGAATTGCAAAAATCTATAGATGCTTATATTCAAGCAACTATTTACGATGATTTTTTATTCGGAGATTATGATTATGAATATTTCTGGTTAGAGCAAGAAACTAATGACATTTATTGAGGGCTTTCTAGCCCTCTTTTTTTATAAATAAAAATACGACAGAAATTATTACATAGACACATGTCAACTATCAATTCTAAAACGGCACGAGAACTGTTGGAAGCATACCATGCCGTTTATCAGACTGAGGAAACAATTACTGAAGAGCAACTTTGGGAAGAAGTTGAAAATTGGGTTAATTCACTTATCGAAGAAGGTTATGACCTGAGTGAGTATACTTGGGAAGACATGTATAAGGCATATATTGAAGAACAAGGAAGAGCATCTGGTGCGGAAAGAAGATCTCAACAAGCACAAGTAAGAGCAAACAGACCTCCAGTAATTAGACCTGGAGCTGGAGTTGGAAGAGGACAAGGTGGAAGACCGCTTGGAGATACAACATATAGGTCTGGTGGAAGGTTGAAGAGAGATGCAGCACCTAAGACTGCTCCAACACCTACCCCAACACCAACACCTACCCCAACACCTGCACCTTCACGCACTCCAGCACCTACTGCTGCTGCGAAGACTGCTCCAGCACCTGCTAAGCAGACTGGTGATAAGGCAAAGGATATGGCAACCTGGACGGACTCAAATCCAAAACTTGCTGCTGCAAAGGCAGAGAGAGATCGTACCAGAGGAACTAGTGCAACTACTAATCCTTTGATGAAGGATATGAAGTCAAGATTGCCTGCACCTAAGACCCTCAGTAAAACTGATGCTGGTGCTAATTTTGGTAGTGCAGTCAAAGCGGGTCAATCAATGAATAACAAACCTGCACCTAAGACCCTCAGTAAAACTGATGCTGGTGCTAATTTTGGTAGTGCAGTCAAAGCGGGTCAATCAATGAATAACAAACCTGCACCTACTAAAACCACTCCAAATATCACTGGAATGAAGAGTGGAAGACTTGCTACTGCGATTTCTGGACCAAATAAGAAGATTGGTGAGGCATATGATGCTTATGATATCGTATTGAATTATATTGCCGAGAATGGTCATGCAGAGTCTTTAGATGAAGCACATTACATCATGATGGAAATGAGTCCTGAAATGATTCAGGATATTGTGACTGAGTGTGAGGTAGTCAATTTTCTTTGTGTAGAAGGATATGTAGATACTCTGGAAGAAGCAGAGTGGATGATGGCAAACATTATTGATGAAGAAGCGATTAATATTATTCTTGGTGAAGAGCAACTTGATGAAATCTCGCAGAAGACTGCTATCAGAGCATATGCGAATAGTAAAACTGGTGAGTTTGAAGGTCTGGATTCTCCAAGAGATGTAAAAAGAACTGAGAATCTTAAAAGACATATCAAAAGAAAGTTTGGTGATAAGGCCGTAAAACATGCTGATAGAGCAGCACATTCCAGAACCTTTGGTCGTAAAGGTTTAGGTGGTATGCCACCCAAACCAACAAAGGAAGAGTTTGAAGCATGGCTTGATGAAGCAATGACCAACTATGAGAAAAATCGTAAGAGAGCAGCACAAAGAGCAGCAGCAAGAAATGCTGCCAGAGACCAAGGAAAGACTGGTGTTGTTCCTGGTGTAGGTTATGTAACTCCTAGACGAGAAAGAGAAACTTGGACTGATGAGAGTGGACAAGAACGTCACACTTCTGGTGCTAGAATGCCTAAGAAAGATAAAAAGTGATCTTAAGATTCTAACATAATTCTTAGCACCCTCTTGACAGGGTGCTTTTTTATTGCTAGAATACCTTTGTTGAGGTTGAAAGATAAATAGTAGCTCATAAGAACACATTATATGAGCTCTGAGATCACTGGGACAGATTATGAAAATCCTTGGAGATATGGTGATAAAATCTTTACCTCTGATGATATTAATGACTACTTTGGGTTTGTTTACTGTATTACCAATAAGAGCACCAGTAGAAGATATTTGGGTAGAAAGTACTTTTGGTCATTTAGAAAACCACCTGGAAAGAAGAGAAGAGTAAAACAAGAATCAGATTGGAAGAAGTATTATGGTTCTTGTCCAGAATTAAAGGAAGATATTAAAAAGTATGGTAAAGAGACCTTCAGTAGAGAAATATTAAGTTTACATGAAACAAGAGCAACATGTAATTATGAAGAAACTCGTCAATTATTTTTAAATAATGTTTTAATGGAATCTCTTGACGATGGGACTCCAGCATGGTACAATGGTAATATTCTTGGGAGATACCTCAGAAAAGATTATGGTAACTTTGAAACAAACACTGAAAGAGAGTCATGACTGGGCTATTGATCGTATACATATTCTATGTCATGAAGATATTGAGAATGCAAATGCCATTCAAAATGAGTTTAGCGAATGGTTAGATCCCAATATTGATGAGCATGATATTTTTTCTTTAGAGTATATTGGAGATAAAAAATGAAAATCGATTTACATAACTTTTTTAAATATTACGACGAAAAGAATCCAAAACATGTTGCTGCTGTTGAGCAACTTGAGGTTGATCTTAAAAATTCGCCATTGATTGATGATACTGCAAATTGGGTTAGGATTTATAGAACTCCTGTTGAAAAACCCAAAGGTAGTATTTTAGACGTACCTTTTTACCCACAAACAGATAATTACAGAGATCCACAAAGAACTTGTAATTCTTCTGCATGTGCTATGTGTCTTGAATATTTCAAACCAGGCACTTTAAAGGGAGCACAAGGCGACAATGCCTACATTCAAAAAGTATTTGCAATTGGTGATACAACAGATCATGCAGTTCAAACAAAAGTATTGTCTGGATACGGTATCGATAGTAAGTTTAGTTACAGCCTGTCTTTCGCAGATCTTGATTTTCAACTTAGTAATAACCGCCCAGTTGTTATTGGCATTCTACATAGAGGTAGCTTGTCTTCTCCTACTGGCGGCCATATGGTCGTCGTAATTGGCAAGACTGCAAAGGGAGATTATGTTGTAAATGATCCTTTTGGTGATCTGAATGATGGATATACATCTTCAGTTTATAACGGTAAGGGTGCTGTATATACAAGATTTGTTCTTGAAAGACGATGGACTGTTGATGGTCCTGCTTCTGGTTGGGGTCGGGTTTTTTCTGCAAAAAAGTAGAATTGCCAACCAACAATACCAATGAGGTATCAAATGCCAATGAAGTGCCGTTGGTTGGCGTTAATTTAATTAAAGAGTTTGAGGGATGTCATTTGGAGGCATATCCCGACCCTCTTACAGGAGGACTCCCAATCACAATCGGATGGGGGTCCACAAGAGACGAAAACGGAAAACCATTCAAGTTGGGCACAAAGATTTCTCAACAAACTGCTGACGATCTTCTCATCTCTCAAATAAGAAATGAGTTTCTTCCACCATTGACAAAGATCCCATATTGGAATCAAATGAATATGAATCAGAGAGGAGCACTTCTCTCATTTGCATATAACTTAGGTGCAAGATTCTATGGTTCTTCTGGATTTAATACAATTACTAGAGTTTTGAAGAATAAACAGTGGAATAAAGTTCCTGATGCACTATATCTTTATCGCAATCCTGGAACAAATGTAGAAGCA